GGCAATTCTTTGGCGTCAAATTGCGACGGATTTACATAATAGGCCGCTGGCTCTACATAATCCGGCAAATTCCACCGTACAGTCGGCGAAAAACCAGCATCGCTTAATGTTTTTTCTTGTTTGCGTGCGGCTACATTCTCTGGCTTTTGTGCTTCTACTCGATCTAGGCGACCTTGCAGATTGTATTCAGGCTTTGAAAATTCGGTTTTTAGCAAACCCGTCATCCCAGGATTGCCGCCAGGTGCATAATTTTCTAATTTTGACAGCGCGTCTGCTTGGCTTGTTGGTTTTTGATCATTGATAAAATTACGCATGATCAAACCAGTTATGCCTGTACTGAGATTGGTTTCGTTCAAAGCATCAACGTATGGATTAGCCATTATCTTAACCCCTTGGCCGCAATGCTGGCGCGAACACCAAGCGCGTGGTCAAACCCACCAGCAATATCGACTCTAAATCTCATATAACGTGCGCTCTGTCTTAAATTGTGTTGCCCTGTGGCGCTGTTTACCGTCACACCTGACGAATAGGATATGTCTGAGTTTTGATTCGCCCTGGTCGCCACATAGACGGTATTAACGGCACTTCCGCCCTCAATCAAAGGCAGCACGTTATTGCACGTCAAAATATTGGTGTTTTCGCTTGCCACTTCTTCAGATTCCAAGCGTGCGGTTAAGGCCGTCCCAGTAAAATCACCTGATTTATGGGCTGTACTGAACCCATATAAACCAGCTGCACCGCCTTTCCATAGATCAGAATCTAACGATGCCGGAAGGTTGTCGAGCGTGTAACTCGAACCACCGACCGAATCTAATTCGTCCAGCGTGTAACCAGGTGACAAGCCATCAAATATAATCTCAGTATCGATAACCGCGTAACCCCAACGATCTGATTTCCAATCGTAAATTAACAGCTCATCATTGCCAGATGCGCCGTTAGGGTACGACCAGACAACCTTTGAGTTGGCAGGATCAATCGCCGCTGAGATGGTGTGATAACTTTCTTTATTAACGCGATCTAAGAACCAGCGATCAACCTTTTGGTCGCCGATAGGTGTCGTGCCTTTTCCAATGTCATAACGCTGAAAGCCAGACTCGGATAAAAAGAACACACTGTTTCCGTAGCGCACCACAGATCCCTCGGAAGGCGTCCCAATGCCAACCGAGGTCTCATTGAACGACCAAACTAACGGCGGCCCCTCATAACGCATTTCCCAAATCGAGCGCTCTTGAAATATCACGCCAACATCGCCGCCAGTCACGGCCATGATTTTGCCGCCATTGCCGACCAAATCCTGAAAATCAGCTTGTGTAGCAGGGATCGTGCCCCAGGATGTTTCGTTATTTTGCCCCGACCATTGGACTCTTGTCGGATGAGCGGTTGTACCTACCAGCGTGTCAGCGATGACAACAAAAGAGCGCACGCCTGTAATGAAACGAGCCTTTGGTGGGCTTCCGCCTAAATCAGCAAAAGCAGATGTCCCATCAATCGGGCCAATCTGTATGTTGTCAGCAAAATTAGTCGCAACGACTTGCGTGCCAAATTTTAAGAAATTCCAGTTATCTAGCGCATCGTTTCCATAGCCGCCTGATTTAGATTTATCTGTCCAGGTACCCGCTGCATAGCGATACAATTTAGTCGCATCACCTGCAAACATGCGCACATTGGAAGTACCATCGATCATCGCGACCGCGCCTCTGGCTTTTGCAGTCAGCGCAGTGGAATCAGTCGCAAGTGAGCCCCAGGAGCGAAAACCTGTCCCATGCGGCTGTATATTTTGCGCATGCGTCACCCCTGGCGAAGATAAAGCAGCTTGATCGGGCAACCATTCGCCAAATTTTAATGTGGTTGGTTTGATCATGGTGTGATTGAATCCGTTTTAACGCTGATCGGCCCTTGATTCACACGGCCCTGGCGATAAGTCTCTGACGCTGACCAGGCGGCCACTTTATATTGGTCGAGCCAATCTTTTGAGGTCGCATCGTCCTGGGTAAAGCGGAACGCATGAAACAAACACGCCGCCAAATACACATCAGGATAATCAGTCAACACCCAGTTGGTCGTATTCGACGCAGATAAGGCCGTTACTTTTGGATAGTAGGACAGCTCATAGGCATAAGTCGAATCTGGGGTTACATCAAATTCAATTTTGTCTGAAATAGTGTAGAAACGCGGCAAACCAGTTCCTGATCGGTTGTAGACGGTTAACTGTGTCGGATCGACGTAACGCACAATGCCTGTCACGCCACCAGAGGTTAACGTCAAACGATAGGAATCTAAATAATCTGCGGGCAGATCGAGCGTGTTTGCTGACGTTGACAGCGTGCCTGATAAGCGCGTGATGTTGCCTCGAACCCCGCCAATCTCCGCCAAACGTGGCAATGATGGCGCACGTTTTAAATACGTTTCTGCGAGATCGATAAAGTTGTCGATATAACTGGTTAAATCATCTCGCGCAGTCCAATCGGCGATGGCTGTTTTTAATTCACTGTATGTCGAGATTGCCATGCTTTACGCTTCTCCGTAATGTTGTTTAAGACCCATTCAGCGTGTACTGAATCACCCATCAGCTCTAACCAGCTGCAATTGCCCACCATTGAATCAAATTCTTGTCGCCAGGCATCCGCAAAATCACAATCTTTTGTCTCAGGGAAATGCGGTATACCAGCGCTGTAGTGGATTAACTTAGGCGCATCTATAGGCTTGTCGTAACCTACTGTGAAATTCCATTCTGTCGGTAGCTCGCCTACTGAGTCAGCCCATTTAAAATCACTCGGATGGTTGTTTTCATCGTTAATATAATCAGCGGTCAATGTTTTGCATTTCTCATTGTTGAACACCATCATCGAGGGCCATTCAAAACGATTCTGGCTTTTAACAACTGAGACCGCATGCTCTGTGTCAATCAATGTTTCTAGCTCGTTTATATCGGTTTGTAACAGCATGTCAGCGTCTAAAAATACGCTTATCCCTTGAAAGCCTGATAACGCAGGGACTAAATAACGAGAATAAGTAAAGTCGGTCAAACCGCTTCTGGTAATAGGCAATGTTGGCAAGACTAAAGGCACGATGGCTAACGGTTTACTGGTTCTGCGCGTGATAGACCATTGCAACACGTTGAAAGCGACGGGCTGTCTGGGATCGATACCGATATAGACTCTCATGCTATTTTTATTTTTCCTGTTTTCATCTCTTTAAATGATCCAACAATGGCATCTCTCACCGCTTCAATGGCTTGTTGCGTTCCCATCTCTGAGCGTCGATAAAATTTAACTGATTCCCACCAGGGACAATCACCGCTGATCCCTTCGTGAAAATGTGGCTGATCGTGAACCAATACCATCGCTGGCACGCCTAACCCACCCGCCAGGTGATAAACCGTCGTCGGGACGCTGACCACCAAATCAAGCTGAGAGACTAAAGCGGCTTGATCTTCATACGCTTGAGACATATTGCCCCAGGGCCAATCTTGTATAGAAATGCCTGTCTCTTTCGTAAACTGCGCTATTTCGTCAGATCTGTCCTTGTATTCAAGAGACACAAACGTCGCATCTAGATCTAAAATAGGCTTTAAATCATGCAAACTAAGGTTTCTATTGCGCCAACCGTCTGACTTCATCGCGCCACCTGTCCAGGCGATACCAATGCGCGGCTTACCATAGTTCAACGATGACAATAGCCCTGACCATTGCAGTACTTTTTCTCTGCGCGGTTTCAGATAAGCGCCTCTGCGTTTCATTTGCGTGTAAGGCATGAAGCTTGCCATCGAGACTTGATGCGTCGCTTTGACAGGCTTATTGAACGGATCAAATTGCGAGCCATGCACTTCGCTGAAAGGGAAACTCAAGCTAAACAATTCCGTTAGTTTAGGGTTGCAGATAATTTGTTTGGGCGTGAACGGACAGGCAGACATATAGGCAATCTGATCGCCTAGCCCTTGCTCGCCGTACACTAAAACCGTGGCTTCTTTCTCGCCTTTCCATTCTGGCAATCCGTAGTCTTGTAGTTCTCGCTGGTTTGAATTGCCTAGCTGCGAGCGATACAGTTTCCA